ACCTGATGAACCACTAGAACCTGATGAACCACTAGAACCTGATGAACCACTTGTACCGGCGGATGTTCCGCCCTTTTCGTAGAACTTAACAGCGTTTATTGTTGTACCACTAACAGTACCCACTCTAGTTCCTTTAGTTATTCCATTGTAATTTGATATCTCGTATGTGTGATTTGTTCTATCAATATCAACTTGGTAATACATATCACTTTCTTCAGTAACCTCATAATTTTGAGTGAATCCCGAATTTGTAAAATCAACAATGTTTCCGTTTTTGGCATTGTAAAATTTAGCAGTCATAAAAAATGTGTTTCCTGAAGTTGTACCACTTAAGTTGGTTTCAATAAAAACATCTTCTTGTTCAAACCAAAACAAATACATGTTTTCTTTATTTTTATAATTGTTACCATTAAAGACAGGTAGATGTACATAACCACTTAATGTGTTATAAAACATTTTCTCACCCAACGGTAAGGATAAGTTTCTACTAAAAACTAATTTTCGATTTACTCTTGTAGGTGGTTCACATGATAAAGTGTTTCCATTAACAACACCAGGAGTTTTATAAAATTCTAATCTAAAAAAACTATCTGTTGATTGTTTTAACATTAATTCATTTTCTCTTGAACTAATATCTTGTGGTGTATAATCTTGGACATATGTTGATCCACTTAAAAAATAAAAATAAAACCAAATATCTGATTGTGTTATTGATGATTCACCAAAACTATATGGTTTATGAATAAATCTGATAACATCATAATTCTCAATCGGATTTAAAATTTCATCTAACACTTCTCCTTCAAATTGTTGTAAATTTTCCTCTGACCCTAAATTTGATAGGAAATCAGTTTCTACATTTAAAACTAAATTGATGTCGTTTGTGGTTTTAATAATTTTCATTAACAAATACCTTTAGTGTTATTTCTTGGGTTATTACTATCCAAGAAGTTTATTAGACCATCGGCCTTGTTTGTATAGTATCTTTCATTTCTTAAATAGAAATTAATATCGGCTTTAACATAATGTTGTCCATTGATAAAAGGAAAATCGGTTCCATTTCCATCAACATCAACATAACCATGGTCATATAAATCACGATATCTCCATAATTTATCTTGACTATCATATATTTTATTTTCAGGTATATTAAAAATATCTTTTGTATCTGAATTTTCAATATAGGGTGAAAGTTGTCTAAGTTTTATTCTATGATGTGGTTGATAATGTAAACCAAATGGATTATTCACCGTCGCACCCGAAAATCCATCTACATTAATAGTTTGTCCATAATCAAAAATTGTTGTTGGGTTTGTTATTTTTTGAAACGCCTCACAAATAATTCTTTCTTTTAATTCTTTTGGGTTGTACTCAACAAAGGCACCAGTTAATACGGTTCCTTTTGATATTGTATTACCACTAGTGAATGTTATAGAGTCTCTCGTGAATGTAGTACCATTTCCAATTGTACTTTCATTTGATGTTGTACCACTAAAATGATTATCAACCCAACTATTATGAAAATTAAATTTGTGTCCTACTTTTGGTGGATAATTAAAATAACCATTTCCATTTCTAAAAATAGTTGTTACATATATTTCTGTTGGTGTGTATCCTAAATTATTTTTTAATTCTGACGTAAGTTGAAATGGTTCCTTAAAATCAAATAGAACCGATTCAGGTCTATTTCTCTCAACTAACACGTCATTAATTCCCGCACTATTTTCAAATATTATCTTTTTTTCATTTTCAAAAATTGGACTTTCAAATCCAACATTGTCCATTATATAATGACTACTATCTGTTAATGTTTTATGTTTATGTACATAATACGATGATGTTGTGTTAGTTATATTATTAACATCCAATACCCTTTTACCTGTAAATAAAATTTTATTATCTGTACCAATTGTGATACCACTTTTAAATGATGATTTTGATAAATTAATAACATATTTTTCTGAATCGTAGAATTCGTTTCCAACTGAATCAATTTGGTATGTTCTACCTGTTATTGCTCCCGTAAATGTTACACCTGATAATGTGATATATTCCCCTTGTTTCATCCCATGTTCAATAGGACTCGTTAATTCATAAAAATTACCAACCGTATAAGAAACTCTAAACGGTATTCCATCTCCTGATTTAAACGTTATTATATTATTACCGACAGTCTTTGTACTACCAGATAACGTATATGTCATTTGGTAATTAGAATCTCCACTATAAACATATGATAAATAAAGATTCCAATTATGATATGGTGCCATCATTGTGGAAATCGATGTGTGACCTGTTGGTCCTGTGTAACTTAAATTACTATTAAAACCAACTGTCGTTCCACTTACTGGTGTATTAATTTGTCTACGTAAATCTCTTCTTAAAAATGCAAACTCATCATATGGTAAAAATCCAGTAAATCTATTCGCACCATCAAGTCCATTTGTTCCATCACCAGCCAAGTATAAATTTTCACTTAAATAATCGTAAGGAGTATCACCACTATACATGTTACGGAAGACCATTTTCATCTTACCGTAAATTTTATAATCAATACTATCTTGTCTTTCTTTATTGAATAATTTTTCTAAATCTAAAACAATGTCTCTATCACCAAGTCTCATTAGGGACTCGGACGATTCTAAATTAACTTGTAATGTTAAATCTTGTTCCTCGGCTTTCTTGTACCTTTTATTAGGTAATAATATTTCTTTATTCTCTTCCATTATTCAGCTGGTGGGAACGCTCCCTTCGGACCAAATAGGTCAATAAATTTATCAAGCCCAGTTTTACCGGCTTTCAGTCCAAAATAAAATTGGAACGGTGTAGAAAGTATTTGTTTACTACCACTATAATAATCTGAAGTTGGTCTAATAATAAAATCGACATTGATTGTCCATGATTGTGTTGACCAACCTGTAGAACCATCGTTACCAGCGGGACCATTTCTTGTATATAATGTACCTACTGTTGGATTTAATATTGAACCACTTGTAACCGCTAAAACAGTGTATCCTGGATATTGATTATTATAATCTTGTAATAATGTTCCAACAGATATTAAACTACCTGATTGTGTTTTACCTGTGATTACATCATCAAATTCAATTTGGTCTGTTGTGTTACCTGTAATTGTTAATCCGGCAAAATTATATGTGATGGGTAATAACAAATATTTGTCAGATATATCATCATATGTACCCGTATAAGAATAACCATAGGTCATACCTTGTAATGGTTGTGTTTGTATTGTGGTATAATCCCAAGATTGGTCATCTGAAGTTGCTTCATTTGTACCACCGAATCCTGTTCCCTTTTTATCCCATAAATGAAAGGGTACAATTTGTGATGATTCTGTTAATCTTCCCGGTTCATTTAATGATGCCCTAACTCTTTCACCATCATCGTTAAATTCTAATGTAATTGGTGTTGCTCCGTAATAACCATTTGGTTTAAATACTTGTGGATATAAATCAGGGTCAAGTACTTGATATGAGTAACCCAAATATTTTGGACTTTGTAAATCAAATGGTTCTATTCCAGTTTCACAATTTGTTGATATTAATTGTAAAATATCACCATCTAAAACATCACTAAGTTTAATTGATGAAAATCCTGAATTTGTAAAAAAATCTTTTAGTTCAAATTCACTATTACTAACATCTAATCTATAATTTATTGTTAATCCTAAAATCTCACCAAAGTTTTGATATGAAGTTGCACCAATTGACCTTACAACTGAAGAATTAACATCTAAAGTTGGGTCTGTTGTTATTTCTTTTATAAATTCATCTCTTGGTCCTAAATCAACAAATGTGGTTGGAGTTCCGATTCTTTTATACACACTTGAATTACCGAACGTTTCAACTGATGGAACAAATGTTCCGTTAAATTTAGTTGACCTATAATAAAACCTTCCTTGTGTAACAACAAATCTAACAACGTCTCTACAATATTTTGCAGTGTTTTCGTTTGCATTATTCACAGCATCGGACATTTTTTTAGCTTTAAATTGAAAGAAATATAATGAACCTGATAACCAATTGTCAATAAAAGCATAATTTACAATTCCACCACAAAACATTTTTCCAACTCTTTTTCGTCTTCTATATTCTATAAGGATATCAAATAATCTTTTGTTAGATAATGAACCTGGTGTTATATAAAATCCTCCATTTGAAAATTCGCTATAACCTGATTTTGTTATTGGTGAATAAGATTCTCCTTCATAATTTGTTGGTAATTTAAAATTAGTGGTATCGGATAATTTTGTTGCCGTTACGTCCAACCCTGGTGTGTATACTGTTGTTTCAGTTCTTCCTGTACCAACATAATATATTGCAACTAATGATTCATTATATGGTACATCATAAAGTTCACAACCTGATTCAAGTGTAACTAAATTACTACTTGGGTTAGATGTTGCGTTTTTATCTTTAATAATTAAAGTATATAGTGATGAGTCTGAGAAAAAACCAGATGTATCATCAAAAAGTATACCTCCACTACCATCATCACTGAATGGTGTGTCATCTAAACTAATGTTATTACCATAAAATGAAATAACATAATCACTTTGTCTATTAATAAAATCATTAATATCAACTAATGGGCTTGCCGTACCAACACAAATACCAACATCAGGAACTGCACTATTAAAATTAGCAGCATTTAAAATTCTATATGATTGATCTCCAGAACCCGTAATTTCTATCGTACCAACTTGACAATATTCTGAACTTGTTGATGTACTACCTTGTATACCATATAAATTATTAGCATCATTACACTCTTCACATTCGGGATATGTTATTAGGTACAAAGCTCTTTGTGATGAATCTTGAATTCTATACGCAAATTTTCTAATAGATCTTGACAATCTTTTAATTGGGAAAAAATCAACAGCATCTGCAAGTCCATGAAATACTTTAGCAATGGTGTTAAAAAATGTTAATGTAACAACATTTATTAATTGTTCAAAAAACAATAATACGTCGGCAATTAATAATGTAAATGTATAATTCTTAAGTCCAAAATTCACAGGAGGTGTTAAATGATCACCACAATCTTCTTCTTCATTGGGTACTAATTCTTTAAGACCTATAAATCTATCTTTAGTGAATAGATTATCATTATGATATGAACTTTGAAATGATGAAACAGTATAAACTTTATTATAATTAAATCTATAGAAATAATCTTTCGGAAAATACTTTCCATTTTCATTATATAAAATCCCTAATGACCCGTCATTACTAACTGCAGTTGTTGGATAATCAGCCCAATCTAATGACCATGCATACGATTTATCATCTATAGTCCAAGTAGTACTATTATATGAACCATACTCTCTAATGTTTGGAATTAAAAAATCAGCGTTTTGTCTAACTCTTGATAAATCATTATCATTTATGTTAATTCTTGCTCGATAACATGCGGAAGTCGCAACTCCTTTATTTGGGTCATTTGTTATTTCATTTTCACCAAACTCGTTAGTGTAAATGAAATCCATATTCATTTCCAAAGGAATTACAAAACCACCATCATCTGGAACATCTTCATTAAGAATTACCTCCTCTAAGACTGGTTTATTATTTTCATCTTTAACCGGTGTGAATCTAATTAATTCTACTTTAGCCGATTTGGCAAGTAAGTCACACTTACGTCCCATCTTAGCCCTTGGTACACAAGTTTTACTTATTGAATTTTTTCCACCGTCAGTGTAAACTCCTCCGATTAAATATGCTTTAGGTTTTATAGTGACACCTCTTTCTGTCAAATCAAAATCAGTTCTTGTTAAACCAATTTCACAATAATCTTCATTACCCCAAAATGGATATACTTCAATTGATTTATTATATGAAATAATTTGAGGAAGGGTTATTAAATCTTCTGAAGATTTAAATTTGTATTTGTTTTTAAATTTATCAACACCAGCACCTTGTCTCATTAAATCATATGGTCTTAATGAAAACGCTCCAATGTCTGATAAATCTACATCGACATGTAATGTTTGGTTACCTAATGGTACACCCCAAATCATAAAATCACCAGCCTCATTAGTTTTAACCGTATAAGAATAATAGGTTTCGAAAACCTCCAAAATTTCTTCTCTTGTTAAAATATCGGTTTGGTCAAAGAACGTACCTGTTGGTTCATGTCCTCCGTGTTGTTGTCTAGATGGTAATAAATTGTATTTGTAACCCGCCTCATTTTTGTCATCAGCCTCTTTATATGGATATAAAGCTGAAATTACGGGGTCATTTTTGTGTTCGTCTTTTAACGGAACAAATATTGAAACTCTTGCATTTGGTATACCTAAACCATTGTTAACCGAAATCCTACCACAAACAACACCATAATCTGAGCAAAACGAGGCGTACGCGTCTTTCTGACTGAACTTTAAAGATAGAATTTCTAACAATTCATAATCTTGCTTTAGTTCGACGGTAATCTTGTTGTCCTTACCAACGTTGGTTAAAATTCTATGTTTTTGCATGATTCTTATAATAAATAGAAACGATCGGGTTTTCTATTATTATAACGAAAAAACATTTTAATATGTAGTCGTTCCTAATGTTTTAGTTCTAACTTTGATATCGACATTTGGGAATCTAATTTGGTAAATTTGGTTAGATTTCATAAAAATAGTCATGTCACTCTGTTGTATCTCTTTGGTACTATCATTTACGTATGATTGTGAAACTTCAGCAGATGAATATTGGCCACCGATTTTATTGAAAACTCTAACATCAATTACGTTGATTACACCATTTTCTTGACCAACTTGTCTAATCAAATCACCAACAAATAACGGGTCTCCCATCTTTCTTTTATCAAATGAGAAGAAATCAATCGTATTGTTAATTGTTGTTTTTATGATATCAGAAGGGTTTTCATTTTTATCAATAATCAAATCAATTTCCAATCCTAAGTCTATAACCTCACCATTTGCAATATCTATGTAATCATTTATCATTCTATATTCAGATAGATAATTAATGATATTATTTTTTAATGTGTTAG